TGAAATACTGCATGGCCGGTGGGAAAATCCTCAAGGGCCTGCAAAACCGGCGTATTGACGAGCGTGCTCTATTCCTGAGTTGAGCGCACTTGATGTACTTACCATCTGGTGTGACAATTGCACCGAACCGAAAGGAATGAAATGACTCCGTCCTGGGTGATGACTTATGACAGCCTGACCAGCACTGTCCTTCAGTATTTGGAGCGCCAAGACGCCGCCGTTGTAAACGCAATCCCTACCTTCATCACCCTGTGTGAGTTTGAGATCGCCCAAGAGATCAAGACCCTGGGCCAGTTGCAGGTGGCAAATGCGGCCATGAACCCCAATAACCCGGTGGTGGCCAAGCCTGCACGCTGGCGCAAAACGGTGTCCATGACCATCGACACCGGCACCGGCACCCAGCCCGTATACCTGCGCAAGTATGAGTACCTGCGCAACTACTGGCCGAATGAGGCCCAAACCGGCCTGCCCTTGTATTACGCCGATACGGACTATGAGCATTGGTATGTGTCGCCAACCCCGGATCAGGCATACAACTTTGAGGTGCTCTACTACGAGCGCATTTCACCCCTCAGTTCAGTAAACCAGACCAACTGGCTGACCCAAAACGCCCCCAATGCGATGCTCTACGGGACGTTGCTCCAGGCCATGCCGTTCCTCAAAAACGACGCACGGCAGGTTTTCCAACAGAAGTACACCGAAGCCATCGCCTCACTGAAGACAGAAGATGTGGCGCGAGTCGGTGATCGTCAAGCAGTTGCTGTGGATAGCTGATCTGCGAAAAGTTAATAAGGAATCAGAATTATGTCCATAAGCTATGTAAACCCCTACACCGGCCAGACAATCAGCCCCTCCCAGGTGGGCTATGAGAGCCTGACCATATCCACCGACACCACCTTGCAGTGGCCGGTCAACGGCAACACCACGAGTGTTGTGGCCAACATCATTGATGTGACCGCTACCGTTGGTAGCTTGAAACTTATCCTGCCCCCGGCAAACGAGGTGTCCACCGGCCAATCGGTGTTGATCAGAAACACTGGAAGCAACTCATTTACGGTGACCAACCCAAGCTTGGCAACCGTGGTGACCATTGCATCTGGCGTGGCTCAATACATCTACTTGACCAACAACTCCACCTCCAACGGGGTTTGGGCGACAGTGACCTTTGGTGCCGGGGTGTCGCAGGCCAACGCCGCCACCTTGGCCGGGTACGGTTTAACCGCAATCAATACCACGCTGAACACCAGCACGCCGGTGACGTTGGCTTACTCCAATTACACATTTCTGCCCGATGACCGGTCTTCAATCTATGTTTGGTCGAGTGGAGCTGGCACCCTGACATTGCCATCCTCGTCGGCATCTGGAGTTGGTGCAGGCTGGTTTGTAATTGTCAAAAACGACGGCACCGGCATCCTGAACATTGCAACCAATGGCTCCGACACCATTGACGGAAATGCCAGCGCACAGCTTCAGATTGGCGAGTCCTTTGTGCTGTGCTCCAGTGGATCAAATTACTTCAGTTATGCCTACGGCAGGTCGGCCACGTTCTTCTTCACCCAGTTGACCAAAAACATTACCGGTGGGACGGTGACCCTGTCGTCTGCTGAAGCGGCAAACATCGTGCAGGAGTATCAGGGCACCCTGACATCAAATTGCATCATCATTTTGCCGCCCACGGTTCAGCTCTACAGCCTGCAAAACAAGACCACTGGATCTTTCACCCTGACGTTTAAAACGGGCGCAGTTGGAGCAACGACCGTGGTTTTGCCCCAGGGTCAAACCATCATTGCCATTTGCGATGGCACCAATGTGTACAACGCCCAAAGCTCGACCTCAAGTTTTGTCAACGCCCTGACCATTGGTAACGGCACTGCGGCAAACCCATCGCTATCTTTCTCGGGTGATGCATCAACCGGCCTGTATTTGCCAACATCCAACCAGTTTGGTATTGCGGTTGCAGGTGCCAATGCGGCCACCTTTACAACCACCGGGCTTTTGGTGCCAGCAGGCGTCCTTGGCGGGGCTTTTTAAATGACCGCGAAGGTTGTCCAGCTCACCGTCCTGCCCGGCATCCAAAGGGACGGCACACAGTTCAATGCCCCGTCCTATGTGGATGGCTCCTGGGTACGTTTCCAAAACAAGCTCCCCAGGAAAATGGGCGGTTATCGCGGGATGTTTCTGAATGGATCAGGCATATCCCGTGGCATGACCATGTCATCCCAAAGTGGGTTGAACTATGTGGTTTCGGGCTACAGCGCTGGCCTGGAGCAATGGACAACTGACAACGACAACGGCGTGGGTTTTGGCCCCACCCCAATCGTCCAGACAGGCCCCATACTGACGGTTGCCGTCACCAATCAGGGCTCTGGATACGTCAACGGAACCTACCTCAATGTGCCCCTGCAAGGAGGTTCTGGCGGTGGCGCTTTGGCCACTGTTGTTGTGTCCATCAATAAAGTTGAAAGCGTGACCATCACCACCCCAGGCGTTGGTTATATCGTGGGCGATACCGTCACCGTGCTGACCGCAAACATTGGCGGCGGTGCCGGATCTGGTTTTTTGGGCACTGTGACCGCCCTGACAAGCTTTAGTTCAAGCGCAAACAACCTCTGGCAGTTTGACATCGGCTATGACGCATACGGCAATGGCGTTAACCAGTTGATCGCACACCCCGGTCAAAACTTGAATGACATCACCAGCACGGTCAACACCAGACCTTTGTATGGCATCTTTGGCGACACTTCGGTGGCACCGATTGGCATTTTTACGGCCACCGGCACCACCACCAATGGTTCACCCAATGTGACCTTCGCCAGCATTAACGTGGCCATGGGCGCTGGAGTCTCCATATCTGGGCCGGGTGTGCCATCAGGAACGACCATTGTTTCTTCCAGCAGTGTCAGTAGCAACGTCACATTGGCTGGCGTTGCTGTGACGGGCACAGCGGGTCAGTTTTCATGTAGCGCTACCACCCTATCCCTGGGCCAGCAAATCATCGTTACGGGCACTTTGACGGGCACGGCGACGGGTGTTTCGGCGAACTACTACTACATCATCACCACGAACGGAACCACGACATTCACCTTGTCGTCCTCGGCCAGTGGTTCGGCCATAGTCACCACGGCAGGCACGACCGCAGGATTGACCTTTGAGGTGCAAAAGCCCAGCATATGGACAGTTGTCATGTCCAACAACGCCACAGCCTCGGGCACTGTCAGCTTGGCCTTTGACAACAACGTGTCGGTGTCTGGCGGGGTGGTGATGTTGCACCCGTATTTGTTCGTGTATGGCAACTATGGCCTGATCAAAAACTGCTCCGCCGGTAACTTCAACGACTGGACTTCAGCGGACTCCAATGAAACTTCGGTGTCCACCGGTAAGGTGATCCGGGGCCTCCCACTGCGCGGCGGCACCACCTCCCCTGCCGGGTTGTTTTGGACGACTGACTCAGTGGTGCGTGTGTCCTACAGCCCATCCACCGTGGGCGGTGTCAGCTTCTATTGGCGGTATGACCTGATCACCAGCCAATCATCCATCATGTCCAGCCAGTGCGTTGTTGAGTACGACGGCATCTTTTTCTGGGCCGGTGTGGATCGCTTCCTGATGTACAACGGCGTTGTCCAAGAGGTGCCCAACACTCAAAACTTAAACTGGTTTTTTGACAATGTCAATTACAACGAGCGGCAAAAAGTATGGTGTACCAAGGTGCCGCGCTGGGGTGAGATCTGGTGGTTCTACCCCCGTGGTGACGCCACTGAATGCACCGATGCAATTATCTACAACGTGCGTGAGAAGTGCTGGTATGACGCCGGTGAGGCCCTGGGCGCTCGGCGTTCGGCAGGCACGTTCTCCGAGGTGTTCCGCTTCCCCATCTGGGGCGGCACCGAGGCCAACAGCACCGGCGAATACACCCTGTGGCAACACGAGACCGGCACCAATCGGATCTACCTCAACACGGTGAGCGCAATCGACTCGTACTTTGAAACCCCCACGTTGGGAGCCATGACCGGCTTGGTTGGCTCCAATCAGGGCGCTGGGGATAACCTGTGGACACGCTGTGAACGGGTTGAGCCCGACTTTGTGCAGTCTCAGCAAATGTACCTCGTGGTGACCGGCAAGGGCTATGCGGATGACACAGACCAACCGTCCGACCCCTACTACTTCGACCCCACCACGCTGAAGGTGGACATGCGTGAACAGCGCCGCGAGATGCGCATGCGGTTTGGAAGCAACACCCAAAACGGCGATTACTATGCCGGTCGCATCCTGCTGTCCCTGGAGAGTGGCGACGTGCGCGGGACGGGCAACCCATGATCACCTACGACCCCAGGGGTATGGTGTGGAGTCAGTATTGCAAGCTGATGGAGGAGCTGTTCTCCCCCCAGCAGATTGGCAACGTGCCCGAGGATCAATGGCGTCAATGGGTCGATGGCATCAATGGCATCGGGTTTTTTGTGCAGTCCGCAATACCCGATCACCGCTCATACACCGACTGGCAAGATTGGGCCATGGCTATGTGCGGCATCATGAATCTTGAAGGGTAAATATGGGATTTTTTCAACAGCTACTTGGCCAAGAAGGTGGGCCGCTCATCCCAGGCGTTGACAACCCATTCCAGGGTGGAACGATTCTCCCTGGTGGTGGCGCTCTCAACCCATTCAACCCAGCATCTGCCGCTGGGCAGGCATTTGCCGGTGTTGGGCAATTCAACATTTGGAACCCGGACTCTGCCGTCGGTAGAGCGGCCAATGACCTTGCCAAAGACCTTGGGACGGGCCTACAAGCCATTGCAAACGATCCCCGCAAGCTGGCCGCTGTGGGCATCATGGTGGCCTTCCCTGGGGCCGCATCAGCGATTGGTAGCTACCTCCTGCCGACATCGGTTGCCGCCGCATACCCAACGCTGACGGCAATTGTTGGCCAGACTGCCCTGAACACCGCCACAAACGGTGGCGATGTTAAGTCGGCAGTGACCAATGCTTTGATTCAGCAAGGTGCGCCTCAGCTCACAAAATATGTTGCTGACTCATACGCCACCGAAGGCATCAGCAAAGCGGTGACTGACTGGGCCGCAAAGGCCACTGTGGATGCTGGCATTGCCTCAGCCATGAGCAAAGACCCGACATCAGCACTGTTGTTCAGCGGGGCCAAAGCCGCCACTGATGTAGTGTTGAACCAGTCGGGAATTTCCAACACCCTGTCCATGTTGCCAAAGGAAGCATCAAGTGCGGCCAAGGCGGCAATCACAGCAAAGATCATGAACATTGATCCGTCAAAGGCAGTTGCCCAAGACTTGATCAATCAAGCTGTCAGATCTGCTCAGGGCATGGTCAATGCTCAGTGGTATGCAAAGACAAACAATCTGACGCCATTGACGGCTGATCAACTCAGCTCCGTGCCTCCCGAAGCCGCCACCGACCCCAATCAAATCAAAAATATCGTCAGTGATGCAAATGCTCAAAACGATGGCTGGAGGGACAGCTATCAAAAATCTATAGCCGCACAAGAAGGCTTTACAGACCCCAAGGAATATCAAGCCAAAGGAGCCTTTCTTTGGGGTGCTATTTTGGATAACGAGACACAGGGAACTCTTTATGCCGATGGCAGAATTAAATTAGAGGGTGAGGATGCGCCAAGAGCGCCAACGCCTGAAGAGGCCGAAAAAATAAAGGACAAGTTCACAAGAGATGGCCGTGAGGTTCCAAAACTTGTGTCCGATGCGTTGCCCAAAGAAGAGCCGCCAACTGGTGGTTTGCCCACGGCAAAAGCCACCGAGCCAGTGGTTTCTGAGGCCCCCACGACTTCCGAAGAGCCTGCGGAACCCACCGGTGGCTTGCCCGTCGATTCGGGCAAAAAGCTTCAAGATGCGCAAAATCTTGGCAAATCTGGCGACTTCCTGGGCCAGATCAATTCAATGCGCGAGATTGTTGGGCTTCCAAAGTACAACAGCATTGAGGAATACAACGCTGAACAAAGAGCGCATGGCAAGGAAGAGGCTCCTGATGGC